GGATGGAGGTAATGCACGAGCGCAACGCTCATAACTTCCCTCTTGACCTTGCTTCTGCTGATAGCACTCCTGTTGCTCTCACTGCACCTGCAATTGGTTGATACTTGGATTCCTGATAAACGACGTTTATCGAGAAAACAACTAAACCACTCCTTCGGGGGTGGTTTTTTTACGGCTAAATAAAATGGTAAAGTAATTATATACGATGACGATCTACTTTCCTAATGGTAATTACGGACCAATATGTGATATTGTTGCAGAACCAACTCCAGAACCAATTATCACAATTGTCGAATTGGAAGAACCCGAAATTACAAGTACTGAAGTAGTTGAACCATCTTCTTTAGTTTTAGATAGAGCTGCAAGATGTAGAACAGTAAATGTTTTGCAAAAGTATAGTCCTAGTGGACCATATGGACCTATTTGTGATATTCCCTCTACTGGTGATGGGACTGGGGACGTATATTATGATTGTCCAGACGATGATACTGAACCTCCTGTTGATCCAGTTATACCAAAATATCCAAAACCTCTAATCGATGTTATTGGTCATCCAGGAACTGATGGTGGATTAGACTGTATTGATTTGGGTGATGGTAGTAAAATTTGTTTTGATCCTAATATTATGGATGGTTGCACCGCAGCCGACTATAGGGATATCTTAGATGATTTAACTCTATTATCTACAAGATGTGGTAGATTTACACCTATTTCAAATATTAATAGACCAAGAGCAATAACTCTTTTTCCTACTTTACTTTGTGGATCCATTCAAAGATATAGTGCTCAGGGTGTTTATGAGCATACGACACCAACTGAAGTTAATTATATGAACGTTCTTTTGATTGGCGCAGGGGGAGGATCTGGCGGCGGTGATGAACAAAGAAATAAGGCAAATGGAAATGTAACTTCATCTGGTAGGGGAAACAATTCTGGTGGCGTGGGTTCTGCTATCCGATTAACGCTAACTCTTGATCCAAGTAGACAAAATAAAATTACAGCTATAGTTGGTCAAGGCGGTAGATCTGGGTTGCATTATACTAAGGTTCCTTATAGTGATGTAAAATCAAAAAATAATAGTGCTAATGCACCTTTTAATGGTGGTGGTCTTGGTGGAGATCCTGGTCCGAAAGGACTTTCTGGAGGCGGAGGATTTGGTGGTGGATCTTCAAGTTTATATGTCAATGGTCAACTCGTTGCGGTAGTTGGCGGCGGCGGCGGTGGAGGAGGAGCTGGATGCAATGCATTTATAGATGATCCTTCTAAGTATATAAAAAATATTTTATGTTTCGCTACTGGAGGACAGGGAGGTAAAGATAATATTCCTTATGGTCCACCAGGTAGAGTTCATGTGGGAGTTGGAAATCGTGGTGGAATTGGAGCAGATGATGATCCAACTTCGGGAAAATATGGAGGCGGCGCAGGTACAAAATGGGATGATGGTGACTATAGAAATGCTGCAACAGTATCAACTAAAGGAGGCGGCGGTGGTCATGGTGTTGATTTGGATGGCAATCCACTATCTAACGCAGGATCGTCTTCAACCGCTTCTGGTGCCGTAGGGGGGGACTATGGCGGTGGAGGCGGTGGCGCAGCACCAGGGGGCACTGGAGGCGCTGGTGGGAAAGGCGCCGCCAGGATTAAGTATGGATCTACAACTTTAACTTACACAACACCAGGAACTTATAGTTGGACTGTTCCTGCTGGAGTGAGCACATTATCTGAAGTTGTCTGTATCAGCGGTGGTGGATCTGGTAATAAAGATTCTACTGGAGATGATCACGGAGGTGGTGGAGGCGGTGGATCGTATGCATACGACACTGATGTATCTGTAACCCCAGGAGCAACTTTAACAATTCAAGTAGGTGCTGGCGGAGCCACTAGATCTACTCAAGGTTCAAATGATGGCGGTCATACTTATATTATTAGTAGTAATGATAATGATGGATACGATCCTGCACCTTGGGCTAATTGGCAAAATCCCAAAATTGAAGGTACATCATCTACCCCTATAGTAAAACCACACACAGCGACCAATGAAAACTATGGATTAATTTCTGACGAATTTCCAAAATTTACAAATCCTCCAACATATGCAGTTAGAAAATTTCATCCACTTTGGAGTTCATGGATGCGTAAAAGAGCTATTTGGATTCATCCTGAAGAAGAAACTTTGCAGGGTAAATACCAAGATATTAGATTGCATTTAGAATTAGATACTGCAGGAACTTACACTATAAAATGTGAAGTTGATGATTCGGTTGGCATTTACTATGCTCCATGGTATAATATTGCTCAAACATCTTACATCGATGGAGGGAGACTATACAATGGTGATCCAGAAAGAGGGATTAATTTAAATCCAACTACTCATTTTCCAGCAACTTTACCAGCAAATATAAGTGGTGCATCTACTTGGACTAAAATAGGTCAAAGCACAGGAAGTTTTCAAAATGAAATACCAACATCATTTACTTTTAGTGTTGGTTCTGCTGGTAGATATGTGTTTAGATTTGTTATCTATAACGAAGAAAATGGTAATGAGTGGAAAAAAAATCCTGCTGGATTGGGAGTACAAATTTTCAAACCAAATGGAATAAAAATTTATGATACAGATTATACTAAAGGTATGCCAGGATCAGATTTGAGATACGGCGACGGCGGTGGCGGAGGTGGAGGAGGAGGTCTCCTTGGTAGAGGTGGAGTGACATCTAGTGATTTGCTACCACAGTTTTCTGCTGCCTGTGATTTTGCAGATTCGACCGCATGTGGGGGATCTGCAGGAAGAACATTTATTCTCAATCATCCTGGAGTGCAAGTTACATATTATAATCAGGCTGCTTCTGGATGGATAAGTGGATATCAGAGACCTGGAAATGGTGATGGTTCTTTTAGAAACGGTTATGGTGGATTTGGAGGTTCTAGACCTACCAAATTTAGTATCATATTTAATGGTGTTGAGTATCCACTTTACAATGCAGCAGGATCTCATTATGATGTGATCATACCTGGAATGGGCCAGGGAGTTTGGTCTGAAGAAATTAATGGTATTAGTTTTGCATATCATTATTTTTGGGGTGAGACAGGTAGCAATCCAAAAAACATTAGCGACCTTCAAAGACTTTCTAGAGGTGCTTATGAGGGAGCTTCTAACAATTCTATCAATAGAACTGGATTCTATAAACCAAAATCTTTAGAATTAGCTTTGTGGTTTACTCCTATTAAGACTGGAAATTCTTGGTCAACAACTGTTAGACTTCGTGGAATTCCTAGGTGGGGCATGGGGGCAGGTTGGGCGGTAAATGATATTGTTACTGGTATATTTCCACCATCAAAATCCGATGGAACCCAACCATGGCAAGATAGTACTTTACCGGCCGATGTTTGGAATACTGGTATTAGAGCTCCTTTCTATTATAATACTAGAGGGACGTTGGATAACCAATCATTTACTTTTCAAATTAAAGTAACTGAAATTGATAATAATAATAACGGAATAATAATTGGTTTAAATGGAGATGATGGACATATCAGATATAGATATGGATATCAACTTACCAACGCTGAAGTTGGTACTAGTGATGGAACTATAGAAGGAACTTATCCAACTCCATCTATAGCTGCAGATGATGTAAATGATCTTACAGGAACTTAATAAATGAAATTACCCGAATTTGACTACGATGATCTTCCTGATGAAATGAAACAAAAAATTTCTAAGGAAGAATTTGAGATTGAACCACTAACACCTCAGGATGATTATAAACCTAAGGAATTGGACCCAGGTAAAGACGCATACATGAATAGAAAGATTATTAGAACATTGGATGAATATGCATCCTTACAGAAAGTCTATCAAAATAAAAAGACCACAAAAAAAGAAAAGTGGAAACAAATTAAACAAATTTCTAGATATCATAAATCTTTTTTATACGCTGTTAAAGACCTTGACAGAGATCCTACAACGTACTATAATCAAGATTCTTCTAACGAGGATATATAAAGAGGGGGCAACCCCTGCAAGGAAAGGTGGTCGAGTGGTTGAAGGCTCTAGTCTTGAAAACTAGCGATGTGAAAGCATCCGTGGGTTCGAATCCCACCCTTTCCGCCACGGGATGTAGCTCAGTTTGGTAGAGCACTCGCTTTGGGAGCGAGATGTCGCAGGTTCGAATCCTGTCATCCCGATCGCAAATAACTAAGTATATGGATACCGAAGAAGATTATTTAAAAGATACAAGAGAATTAATACAAAATACTTTCATGGATATTGTAAAAGTATTAGATGACTACATTCCAGATCCTGAGTTAAAAAAGCAAACTTTCAAGGAGATGGAAGATAACTTCAACCAATCCTTAGGTGGATTTCTTCAAAAATAATAACTAGGAGACTAAAATGAAACTTGCAATTTACACCAAGGTAGGATGCCCCTACTGCGATAAAATTAAAACTGTTTTTAATGCCAAAGGATGGAGTTACGCAGAGTATATTCTAGATCGTGACTTCAATCGAGAGCAATTTTATGCTCAGTTCGGTAATAATGCAACATTTCCAAGAGTTCTTAAAGATGATCTTCAATTGGGAGGTTGTACTGAGTCTATTCAATACTTTAGATCTCAGGGGATGCTCTGATAAATACTTTTGTGTTTAGTTACTAGGAGGTTGGGCCCTTTATAATTGTTGTACTTCAGGAGGACCCATGGAACATTTAGAGTTTATTGTTACAGCATTTTTTCTAACTATTGGTGGATTTGGGTTGGGATTTATTATAGGATGGATGTCTAATAATGTTTTCTCTGTTTGGGCAGAGAATGCTTCATACGCTAAGAGCATCACCCACCCAGAGATGCTTGACGAAGATGGTCATGTGTTAAGGGATGAACTAATCTACTTGACATTTGACGACGAGGATGATATGATGGATTATGAAGATGACTAAAATCTAACATGATCCTTATCGACATGAACCAAGTGATGATTTCTAATCTCATGGTTCAAACCAGAATCTCAGATGGAATCGACAAGGGACTAGTTCGCCACATGGTACTCAACTCACTTCGGATGTATGTTCAGAAGTTTTGTGAAGAGTATGGGCGTGAACTGGTCCTTTGTTATGACTCTAAACGCTATTGGAGGAGAGAATTCTTTCCTTATTATAAAGGAACTCGTAAGAAAGATCGAGAGAAGTCTAACTTTAATTGGAGCCAGATCTTTGAAGTTCTAAATGAAATCCGTGATGAAATTCGTGAGCACATGCCATACACAGTTATGGAAGTTGATGGTGCAGAAGCAGATGACGTTATTTCTGTTCTAACTACGTTTGTTGCTCACAAGAATATTCGTCTGCAAAAAGATATGCAACCTGCTGAAAAGGTTCTTATTCTTTCTGGAGATAAAGATTTCATTCAACTGCAGAAGTATCCTTGGTTGAAGCAGTATAATCCTGTGATGAAGAAGTTTGTTTCTGGAATGAATCCAAAACAATACATCATCGAGCATGTTCTCAAAGGAGACAAGTCTGATGGTATTCCAAATTATCTTTCTCCAGATGATACCTTTATTGAAGGTAAGAGGCAACGTCCTCTCATCAAAAAGACCTTGGATAAGATTGTAAATCTTTCTCCTGAACAATTCTGTAATGCAGAACAAATGGAATATTACAAGAGAAATTTGACACTGATTGATTTCTCATATATACCTAAGAAGGTCAAAGAAAATATTTTGCAGTCTTACGACTCATCGACCCCAGCTCCAAGAAGCAAAATGATTAATTATTTTGTGAGCAACCAACTTACTAATTTACTTGAAAAAATTGAGGAGTTTTGATATGTCACTGAACACTAGCAATAGATTACTTGTTTCGGAAGTTCTCCAGAAAGTATCGAATGCAAAAACTAAAGCAGAGAAGATTAAACTACTTCAGGATAATAACTCTCAGGCACTACGTTCCATTCTCATTTGGAACTATGATGAAAGTGTAGTTTCTCTTGTTCCTGAAGGTGAAGTTCCCTATCGCCCTAATGAGGCACCAGAAGGAACTGAACATACTGTTCTTGAGAAAGAATATAAAAAACTTTATTACTTTATCAAAGGTGGAGATCCGAATCTCAAACAGTTTAGACGAGAGCAAATGTTTATTCAGATGCTAGAGGGTCTTCATGCTTCTGAGGCAGAACTTCTTTGTCTCGTTAAAGATGGACTTCTTCAGAAGAAGTATCGTATCACTAAGGCTGTTGTTGAAGAGGCATTCCCTCAAATTACTTGGGGAGGTCGCTCCTGATGGGTCTTAGGATTATTCATAAAGATTGTAGTCCTGAAGTTGCAGAAGATCGATCATTGCCATACTCAACTTATCTAGTTACATATAAACTAGATGGCATGATTCATCATGATCTTGTAATGACTGATAAAAAGATTGATATCTTTGATTATTATTGGGATAGATACCGCGAAGATCTAATTTCAT